GCTCTTCCGCGTTTCCGTTGTGTTGCTGGTGATTCAGTGTGGCGATTGTCCCCCGGGCCAGATAGGTAAACCCCTCGTGCATATCCTTGATATTGGCGTCCACGCTTTCCAGGGTACTTTCGATCCTTTCCAGCGCCTTGTCGTGCTCATTGCTCCGCCGTTCCGCCTGCTCGATACGCACCTTGTCAGCTTCCAGCTTCTTGTCTATGGCGTCGAATTTATCCTGCATCTTCGTGGAAACCTTCTGGCTGATATCCTCCGCCAGCGTATCCACCTTCCGCTGTACGACGCCTTCCGCAATGGCCGTCATTTCCTCCTGCTTGCGTTTTTTCTCGTTCCGGCTGATATCAACAACCTTCCATACCGCCGCGATAGCAACGCAAAGGACGATCCCGGCGACGAAGAAAACCCATATCATCCACGGAGCAATCCCCTGGTATGTGAGCTTTTCCGCCGCCTGTTCTACCTTGTCCACCTTCTTCACCCCCTTTCCGGCCCGGCCTGCCCTGCCGGTTTATCAAGCTCAAAAGACGCACCACCGCGCCCCTTCAGCTCATCAAGCGTCCTCCCGGATTGTTGCCTGCCCGGGATAGCTTGCCGCCAGGCTTTCCGCTGCTGCTTTGTCCAGCCCGGAAACCGTGACCGTATAGGTTTTTACCGGGACGGGTTCCGGTTCCGGCGTGGGATCCAGATCCGCAATCGCCTTGTCCAGCGCCGCCCAGGTCTTCGGCCCGCAGATGCCGTCCGCCGTCAGTCCGTGGTCTTTCTGAAATTTCGATACCGCCGCCATCGTGGCTTTTCCGTAGTCGCCGTCGATCCCGCACGGCCCGATATCATATCCCAGCTTCACCAGGTCTGTCTGGCACTCAACAACATATTCACCCTTGCTTCCGCGCCGCAGCGTAGGCCGCTTTTCCGGCGTCGGTGTCGGCGTCGGGGTGGGAGTGGGAACGTCCCCGTCCACGCAGGCCGGAACGCCCCAGTGAGTCCATTTCTTGTTCAGTGTGGTAAAGTGCTGTACCCCGTTGGAGCACTCGCACGTTTCTCCGTTGTAGTAAAGCCCCGTGTGGGCCATCACCTTTGGATTCTTGCTGTCCGTGTAGAACAGGCATACGATCACGTTCTGCGGGATTCCGTCCTTGATTTCGCCCTTCGCCTTCCAGTTGCTTTCCGTGTTCCATTGCGAAGTCGCTCCGGCCCCCATCAGCTTCCATCCGAAAACTTGCAGCAGTATCCAGTACGTGAATCCTCTGCAGTCGTAGTCCCTTACGCGCTGCCCGTTCGGGTACCATTTGCACCCGCTGCAGGCTCCGCTCCCGTCGAAGTTCTTGCACTTCGCCTTGATATTGTCCTTGTTCTTGCCCTCCGCCGTCCGGTTATAGGCCGTCCGCCGGTTCGCGGGCGTGCAGTATTGCCCCCGGTCGCCAAACACATACGGCCAGCCGACGGTCAACAGCGCCGCCTGCCAGGCCGCATCTGAAAGAGGAATACCGCTCGTTTTCAGTATTGCTATCTGCTCGTCAACGTATGCTGCTGTATTCATTTTCTGCCCCTCCTTTGGTCGTCGTAGTAGATAATCCACGCCATATAGCCCATCAGCGCGGCAATCAGCGCGAACAGGGCGATAATGGCCCATCCAACCCAGCTCATTTCCGCTTCCTCCGTTCCTCCCGGGCCTTGCGTTTCCGCTCTCGCTCTTCGTAGTCTTTCCGTATTGCTTCCGCTTCCTCGTCCAGCGGTTGTTCCGGCAGCGCGGCCAGCAGGCAGACCATCAGCATCCCGAACGCCACGAGCAGCACCACCACCAGGATTACCGATACAATCCAGCTCATATTTCCACTTCCTCCGCGCTTTCCATCCAGGCGTAATAGTTCCGCCGTATATGCTCTTCCAGGTCGCCGCCGTACTGCGGATCGTCTTCCCGGATCCCCCGCACCGCCAGCACCTTGAAGTTGTAGTCAATTCTTCCCGTCAGATTGTCGTATATCGGTACCGGCTCCCCGGGCGTCAGCCAGATATCGCATAGCCCGTCATGCGTCGGCACGATACGATAAAAGGGCCGCCCGAAACTCCCGGACGGCCCCTGTTTACCGGCGCTCATTCGTCAATCAGATCCCCATGCCCTGTGTCAATAAGGATCTGCTTAACCGCCGGTTTGAGCTTGTTCGGCGTTTCGTGGTACGCCTTTTCTCCGGCGATGATCTTGTCAGCCCAAAGTTGTGCAATCATTTTCCCTTAACCTCCTGTGAATTAGCCAATCAGCCAGTCGAAACCGCCGCACTCCCGCAGGATTTCGTCCACCTGGGCTTTCAGCAACCGGGGAACGCGGTTATACAGCGCCCGCGCCGCTTCCTCGTTCTCGGCATAGATGATTTTCTGTGCCCAAAGCATAGCCAGCATGATAGTGCCCTCCTTCCCGAAGATTATTCTGTAAAGCAATGACCGAAAAAACATCGCCATTACTTATACACTTCCTCGCTCATTTCCATAATGCACCCTTCCAGGAATTGAATCTGCTCTTCCTGCAGTGCAATCTGTTCGGCCTGTTTCACTTCCAACGGCTTTTCCATCAGCGCAAACCAGTAACGCCCGTCAACGCTCGCGCACTCAATCAGCATGGCGTCTTCGTATTCGGTGGTTTCGCCTTCCTTCTCCACGGTCACGCCTTCCATCTTGGCCGGGAAAGCGGGCTTGTCCTCCGTGATATAGCTGTCGCCGTTCACCTCTGCCGTGATTTCCGTACCGTCCTTGAATTTGATAATGGCTTCCATGATAGCTCCTTCCCGAAGAGCGCCCGATACAGCGCCTTCATGTTCTGTATTTGTTTCTTGCTCATAAGTCTGGAATAGTCGCCCATCCAGCTCCTTATTGCCATTTCCGCTGCTTCGTAACTCATTTCGTCGCGAACGATAAGGCGCTTATATGCCTTCATCCTCCGCCGCTCCCGGGTTACGGCCTTTGGGTTAATCCGCTTGATAACCCGCCCGTTCTCTGCCAGGCTGTATTTAATCTGCAGATACTTGTACGTGTCACTCAGCCGGACAATGTGCGTTTTCCGGTCGTTGATATAGATACCCAGGCACCGGGCAACCTCTTTCGCGCCTTCGATAATGCTTCTCAGCTCGTCCAGGTCGCGGCAGATGATATACATATCGTCCATATACCGCCCGTACCATTTGCACCCGCGAACGATCTTCACATAGTTGTCAACTGGCGTCGGAAAGTAGATCCCGATATCCTGGCTCACCTGGTCGCCTATATCAACACCCTTCGGCATGAACCGCTGGCCCGTCCGCGCTTCCACCGGGATTGTTTCGTAATACTGCACGCTGTTGAATTTCGTTTCCATGCACCGGGCGTATTCATCGTCCGTCATGTACGAAACGTCAATTTCAAACGTCCGCAGTATTTCGTCCAGCAGCCAGTTGCCTTCCTCGCTGATCTTCGGCCCAACCCGGGCTTTTATCTGGTCATGTCGGATATTGTCGTAGTATTTGCTGAAGTCAATAAACCCGATATATCCGTCATTGTCCCGGTATTTCAGCCAGAAGTTGTGCAGATCCTTTTCAAACAGCGCCCGGGAAAAGGAAAGCCCTTTTCCTTTCTGGCTCGCGCCGTTGTTGTGAATCAGATAGGGCCGCAGCGCGTCCGCCAGCTCCCCGTCACATAACGCGTGACGCACTACGCGATCCCGCATCCGCGCCCCGTGTATATGCCGCGTCTTGCCGCGCTCGTTCAGCGTGAACTCCGTTCCCGGGCTTGTCCGGTATGTCCGGCTTTCAATCTCCTGCTTCAGCGCTACAATCTCGCTCAGAAAGTCCAGCATGAACCGTTGCGGCTCCGCCTTCCAGGCGCTGCCTTTAAGGCTTTTCACCATGGAATCATAGAGAAGGTTTAAGTCTGTCAGTCCCATAAGGGGTACGCGCTCCCTTCGCAGGATTAAGTCCCGGCTATCGGCTCGTCGTAACTCGCCGCATAGGACAAACCGGCGCGTGCGGCTCCGCTTTTGCAAGCGCTTTCTTTTCGCCTTTCGGCACGGATGGCCTTTCCTTTCGGTGAAACGCTATGCCTATCTCAGAGGACTTATCCGCGCTTCCAAAATCGGGACGGACGCCGACGTTCGCGTTCGACGCGTTGTTGTAGTTGCAGTTGCCGTTGTTGTTCACATTGGCGAAGTTCGTCCCGGACACGGGATCACGCAACCACCAGTTCGCACGCTCAAAGGCCACCCTCTTCCCCTTCTTCCGCGTTCTGCTCCATGCGGCCCACCTTGCGGAGTATATTGGCCAGGCTGTCAAACATCCTCGTCACTTCTCCTTCGGTCGTCCGCTTTTGCTTCTGCGGCTTTTTGGGCTTCAACAGCCGGTTGTCTGCCTGCCGCACGCCCTTGTATAACGCAATCTGCTTGTCAATGGCCACGGCAAACCGTTCGTATTTGTTGATATCAACCGGCAGGGTACGGATTACGTAATGGATTTCCTGTTTCAGTGTGAAGCACAGGCCGATGGCCTTGTTGATATGCTGGCGGCGGGTGAGAAATTCAATGATTTTCGCCGGGCTTTCTCCGGGGAAGATACTGTTTCCCATGCTGAACTCCCGGCTGATATTCCGCAGGATATCCAGGATGGCTTTCCCTTCCTCGTCGATAAACCATTTCTTGAAATTCTCGTTCTTCCGCTCCCATCGCGCCACGATATCGTCAATGTTCGCGTCCTTTCGGTGGTCGTGCCGGTATTTCTCCATCTTCTTCCGGTACTTCTCTTCCGAAAAGCCGAAGTCATTGAGGATCAAGGCCGTCACTTCGTCCCGCAGCTTCACGAATTGCGTCTGGGCTTCAAACCGGGATTCCTTTTGCCTGCCTTTCGGTACGCTGCTCATGCTGCCTGTCCACCCATCCCCGCCCACGAGGGGCGGGGATTTAAGATCC